AATAGATTGACCAAGTTGGTCGGTCTGTTCTTTAGTCAAACCGGCTTGCAGTTTAACTTTGTCCATTTGCTCGTTAAACTTCAGAGCAGCGTCAACGGCGTAAACACCAACGGCTGCGGCAACACCAGCAGCACCAAAGGCAATAGTCTTGGCAGATAATCCAAATAAACCACCAGTTGTTTCAGAAGCAACGCCGAACTCAGTCATCTTGGCTTGCGCCTTAGTCATCTTGGCTGTGTATTCTTTGGTGTCGGCTATGAGTGTTGCAATTACAGGAGGTAGAAATGACATTATTCTTGGGCTAAGCGCCACTCCTCCTGAGCGATTCGGTTGATTTCTTCGTAACTGTTCTTAACACCAGGCTTCATGTATGGAAACTCACGTGACCTTGAAGTGCCGTATTCAACAAATCCTGCGTACTGAACTGATGGGCCGGTGTCTGATTGCCAACGACCAGTGCCAAGCGATTTTACTGATTGTGTCCTAATAGAGTTGCGCAGGTTGCCAGAGCGTTGTGTTGGCTTAGGTGGTACGGCAGGGTACTTAGGAGCGCCCTGATAGTAAACCCGACCAGATTTGGAGACTCGTTGTGATCCGCTAGGTCGAGCGCGGAACTCTTCTTTAGCCATGCGCTCAATAACAAGTGCGCCTTTAGTAACAATGTTGCGAGCTGCGGCATCGGACTTAACTATGTCAAACCTTAATGCCTTGTCAAACTCACTAATGCCGGAAATGATTATCTCACTAGCCACGTTGAGCCTCGTTCATGGTGTTGTCAATAGCAATAAGCCAGTCTGTTACTTCTTTGGGCTGGTTCATAAAATCTTCGTGTGACCCACCGAATGTCTTGCGAAACTGATACTCACGAAACAGGTTGTTAACTTCTGCGTCAACTTCTGAGTCTTTACCCTTTAATGCTGCCTCCAGCCGCGCTAGTCGGCGATAGGGGCTTTTGGGTCAATGTCTGGCGAGAAGTCAGGGGTCTGGTTGTACTCGTTTGCGCAGGCTTCAGCAAGTTGTTCAAAGACATTCTTAGGCAAGTCAAGCGCAGAGTCAGCCGTAGGCAAGTCGCCTAGTGACCACTGCTTAACCATTCCAGCAATTAGTTCTGCTTGGTAGCCGTCAAGGTTGTTCTGATCCTCGTCTGAAATGTCAGAAAAGATAGTCCATGTCTCAGGGTTCTTGTCGTCAAATCCGAGGTTAGTGAGTTTCGCTGCGGTTCCAGCCGCCTTCATGTACGCACGAGAGATTTTGCGAGCTGTGCGCTCAGAAACTTCTTCTCGTGAATACAAGATGGCTGACTGATTGTTTGGAAGGTTTATTGCTGGCATTTTATCCCCTTTGGGTTATTTAGTAAGCGGTTGCGACTGCGTTGACAATTGTTGCCTGAACTGGTGAGTAACCAGTTGTAGCGTCGGTTGCGTTTGCGTTTGCAGTAAATGATACTTCAACTTCGGTGTATTCCTTACCGCGTGTGCGCTTGACATCGTGGAACTGAACAGCAGACAATGTGAAGGCAATGCTGTGGTTCGTTGAAGACGTTGTGTCGTTAGGGTCAGTCATGGTGATAGTCATGGTCTGTGGTGAGCGTGTAAGTGCCTCGGCAGCAGATCCAGTTGACCAAGCGTCTGCGTTTGAGTTTACGATTGCCGTGAACTTGCCAGTCACTTCAATAGGCCCAGCAAAGTTAGTCAAAGGAGCCTGAGTTCCCATTGTGAAAATTGGCTGTGTCTTGCGAGCAAGCATGAGTTCACCAGTAGAGATGTAGGTCAGAGCTGCGCCTGAGTTAATTCCGCTAACTGTGATTGAAGTATCCCAGGCAGGAATCATGTGTTCGGTTGACAATGACAAAGTTGTGAACGGAGCAGGTGCTGATGTGTATGAAGTGTATGGGTTAGCAAAGAACTTCACTGTTGCGTCTGCTGCTGCTTCTGCGCCAAAGGTGATGTTAAGACTGTCAGCCTGTGCGCCAGTCATTACAAACTGGTTAGCACCGTCAAAGTCAAAGATTGAGTATGACTGTGGCTGTGAACCTACGGCTGCGTTGTTCAAGAGCTTGATGTTGTGCGTGTAGACAGTTGAACCAGTAACGGTGTCTGTGCCACCAAGCGTTGCCTTAACAAGGTTTCCAAAGGTGTCAGCAAAGAGGTAAAACTTAGCGTCGTACTCGTCGTGACGTACACCTTGAACTTGGTCGTAGACCAAAGTTGGTGAGCCTCGGAAGGCTTCGTCTCGCAAGAAGGTCTGCATAGGAGTTACCTGTGGAGCAGTTACCGGAATGTAAACCGGAGTTCCTCCTGTTGGTAGGGTTCCTCGTGTCGCTTCTACGACAAGACCCATATAGCTGTTGGCGGATAAAAAGGCCATCTGAGGCGCTCCTTAGTTAGTGGTTGGTGTTGCGGTTGATGTGTCGGTTGAAGCCTCTACAGGCGCTTCTGGGGGTGTTACAGGGGCCGTTGCTGATGAAGTCCAGCGACCATCGCCAGGGTCAGCGTCTAGTGCGTAGATTTGACCAGGCAATGCTTCGAGTGTTGATCCGTTGTATTCAATGTCAGGATACACCCTTGCGGTTGTGTCGTTGAATGTGTAGTTAGCCATGATGCTCCTTAGTTGTCGATTATTTCCACCACAGACACTCGGACTACCGAGGTGACTTGTGTGGCTGCTGCTTTGCCGTTGATTTGGCGTGGGTAATACGAGGTGATGTCAATGTCTGGGCCACCAGCTGCGCCGTTTGCGCCTTCTCCCCATTGGAAAATAATGCTAGGTGCGCCAGCGTTGCGGTCTGCACGAATAGCGGCAACGAGTGAATCTAGGAACGCCTCGTTGTCGAACCCTGCGTCTTCTGACTTCTGGTGCGTTGAGCGCAGGTAGCAGTCAAGAATGAATGTGTAGTCAATAGCCTTGCGACCATTGTGAGGGCCACCAAGAGCTATACGGTTTTCCTTCTGGTTCTCAATGTAGAGAAAGATGATTGCACCAGAACTATGTCCTGGGTCTTCACCTTCAAAGAAGTCACCTTCGGGAGTTAGTTTTGCTGGGAACTGCTTTACGCTTGACAAGTTGGTAATACCAGCGTTTGTCAAGTACGAAGCAACTGCAGCTCGTACTGTGGCGCGTGACATTATGCACGACCCCAGATTTGCTTGAAGTCATCCAGTAGGTCGTAGGCCATAGCCTCGTCTGTGACTGAACTTTCGGTGCGAGCCGATACTGCGGTTGGCTCACCGATTTCGTTAAGAACTAATCCACCCTGTCCACGCTCTTTAATCATTCCAACAATAAAGTGAATTACCGCTTGCTTGACCGACGCAGGTAGAGCTGAGACGTTAACGCCAGATCCGTGTGCGTACTTAAGAGGGTTGGTGAATGTCAGAGTGGTGTTGCCTGGTGTCCAAGTAGTTGCTACCTGAACGTACTCATCCTTCTGTCCATCCCAAATAGTTAGGTTTTGCCCTGGGAAGATACCCATGACGTTGTTAACGGTGATTGAAGTAGCGCCAGCGTTTGACGTTGAGTTTGTAAATGTGTTAGCCCAGCCGTTGATGTAACTCCACTGGCAGAAGATTTCCGTACCAGACTGCATATTGCCGCCAACGATACCGAGGTTGCCAAAGTAAAGACCCATTGTTGACTGGCTAGTAATGATAAATTGTGTGCGCTCAATTGAGCAGTTCGACGTTGAAAGCGTGATGTTCTGTAGTCCGTCACCTGGCCCCCAGCCTGCGGAGAACGACTCAACGGCAAGGATAGGTGTGAAGTAAGGGTTAATTACAATCTGACCCATGCGGTTCATGTAGTAGCGACCATTCTCGGTATTCGAGGTGGCGCAGAGTGATCCGTACACTCCCATTGTGTAGTTGTCAGCCTTTGACGAAGCACGAACGATTAGCTCGTAGAGTGCGCGGTCTTGGACTGCCTGTGAAGCGTCTTCAATAAGGTTTGTAAAGTCAATAATTGCAGCCGTAGGACTGAACTTAACCTCGTTAAGTGAGACGTATGGTTCGACCATTCCACCGGAGTAAACAAATGGGGCTACGATTGACATTTATTCCTCTTCTGGGGTGAGTTCGGTTGAGCCACACTTACCGCATTTGTCGCGGTACAGGCTGACAAAGTTACAAGCGTCGCACCTGTAACCATTGGCGTTTCTAAAGTTAATACCTGCCACAGCGAAGTCTCCTGACTTAACGAGAGAGCGAGCGTCTGTGCCGTCAACGTGGAATGTGCCATCCTTCTGTCGAGGAATGACCTTGCCTTCGTTAACTTGAATCTCTTTAAGTCCGTTGTCTGAACCTACGAGTCTCATTTAATTCTCCCTTTTGCGAACGAGGGAGCAGTGCGGAGAAGGGGAACTCCGCACCGCTCTACCTCAGTGGCTAGATGCAAGCACCTAGCGATTTAACAGAATCAACCAGTGATTCCGGTGATTACACCTGACCACGCTGGAGCGCGGAAAGCAAGTGAACCGTACGTGTACGAGCTGATGTCGTATGAGAAGCCAATTTGTGGCCATTCGATGATCATCGAGTCAACAACGTTGTGTGCTTCCACAGTCTGAGCCACACCTGAGTCTGGGAATGGAAGCGACTTCTGGTGAACCAGCGCCACACCAGCAGGTGCGAAACGGTGAGTCACAAGGTCAACCATCTTGCCTGTTGCCTGGTTCTGTACGGCTTGTACGAGTGAACCAAGAACAATTCCGTCTGAACCAGTTTCGTAGTTAAGACGGTATGAAGATGTGCTTGCGCTTGTCTGAATCGCCTTAGCAATAGCACGACGTACAGCAGCAGTTGTAATAACTACGTCTGGGTCACCCATTGTTGAGTTGAAAAGACTTACGAAAGCAGCCTGTAGGAAGTCGTCAGCAGTTGACTGTGAAGCCACTGTGCCGTTCAACTGAGCCTGGTATCCACCGATTGTTGCGAAGGTGTTAACCCATCCGTCGTAACCTGAGCCTGAGTTAGCGCCAGCAGCGAATGTGTTGTATGAACCGTCGGTTGATGGAACAGGAACTGTTGTTGAAGCAAATGCAAGACCAGTAACGCCTGAAGCGGTGCTGACTGTAGTTGCCTTGTAAACAGTTGGTGTTGTGGTTGTTGCGTAGATGTTTACAGCTACAACGTTTGCAGGAAGAGTTCCTGTGTATGTAACCTTTACACCCTGGCCTGAAACAGTTGTAATCGTTCCAGCAGCAAAAGGAGCAGACTCACCGTAAGCAGATGAAACTGTTACCTGAACTACTGTGCCTGATGTTCCTGTTGTGATTCCAGTTCCAGTTGCGTCAGGAGCAGCAGTGAATGTCAATCCTGAAATCTGGCTAGAAGAAAGAACAGGTGTTGAGCATGAGTTCATCATGTTGCGCTCTTCTGCAAGGAAGTGTGACCAGATGAGTGATGTGTGTGAGAGTTGACGGAGATCCGTGTAACCCTGACCAGCAAACTCAGCCTGGAGTGAAACGCTGTCAGAAAGACCCTGCTCAACGAAAGACTTTACAATCTTGTCGGCAGCGTAAACAATCTGAGTTGGGCGGTTCAATGTAACACCGTTGAATGAAGTAGAAGCTGAGTTCGAGTTGAAGAATGAACTGAGGTTTGCTACTCCACCAACACCGGCGTTAGAAAGACCGGTGATGCGACGGAACTCAAGTGCCTGTCCTTGTGCCTTGATTCGTGCTGTGCTGTTGCGAAGGTAAAGTTCCTTTGGGATGAGCAATGAAAGCACTGGGTCAAGGTCGTAAGGTACGAGACCTGAGATACCTGAAACGGTGTTGTTAAGTGGTGATGTAAGGCTGATGTTCTTGCTTACGTCTTGGATGCCAGCAAGAGCAGATGTAACTGCTGCAAGTTGGTCGCCTGAAACAACCTTAGAGAGGTCAGTAAGAGCCTCTTCTGTGCGTGTAGCAGCAGAAACGGTCTTTGTGATTCCGGATGTTGGGCTGAATGAAAGCTCACCGCGACGGTGTGCAGTCAGTGTGTTCGAGTGAACTGCGCTCAAGGCTGACTTGTATGCCTCGAAACGCTCAACGCGCTGTTCGGCTGGTACTCCGCCGAATAGGTCGTCAATGGAAGGAGCGGCTAATGCCATGTCTCAATCCCTTTCTGTTAGATGGTTAGTTGAACTGCTTTGACTTAGCCTCGTAGCGAGCTGCTTCGGCTAGGTACTGATTACGTAGTTCTGGGTTAGTCATTTTTTGCGCCATGTCGCGGAGACGGATTGCCTCTACTTCAGCCGCAATGACCTGAGCAGACTTAGATGTTTGCTCTCTTGTTGCTCTGATGGCTGGGCCACCAGGTACTGCCATCTCACGCACTTCATCAAGCGCGGCCTTCAAGAGACTGATCTCTTCTTTCGCCTCGTCTAATGCTGCCTTTGTTGTGATGGTTTCTTCAAGACCTAAAGCCTTGACGATTTCGTTGCGCAACTCATCCTTTGTTTCTTCAGTTGCGTCGTCTGCTGATGCAGACTTGATTAGGTCGGCGCTAACGCCAAGTCCAATGTAAGCCATTGTGTCTTCTCCTGATTTGTCGTCATCCCATCCTGTGAATGGAGCTGATGTTTCATTTTCTGATGCTTCCCCTGTCCACCAGTCCAAGAAAATGGATAGTGAGCAAAGTAATTCCTGTACGTCGCAAACTTCGCTTTCTGTGCCTGCGAGCATCTCGTCAAGTTCAGCCTTGATAAGTGCAATCATGCCAGCGCGTACTGCTTCGAGTTCTGCTGGGTCGTGGATCATGTCGTCGGCCTTAACCAACTCTGCGTCTGCACCCTTCCACTTGTCAGGGATGAGGTCTTCGCGGCCTAGAGCCTTAGCGCGTGTCTTGATGTGAGCCTTGACCTTTGCTGGGTCTTTGGCACGACCAAATGCCTGAATAGCGTTCTTTAGGTCGCCAACAGTCTTGATTGGGTATGAGCCGTCTGGGAGTGCTTCGCCCTTGTCACCGGCAAGTTCACGCTCTGCCTGTGTGTAGTCCTTCTTTTCAACTTCTGGCTCGGTAACTTCTGCGTCGTCTGCGTCGGCAGCCTTGATGTCACGGTTAGCGGTTTCGTTGTCCATGTTCTGAGGAATGGTTGGTGAGTTCTGCACTTGGTCGTCTACTAGACCTTCTGGCTGTTCACCTGTTCCGTTGCATACTTCGCAAGGAGTGTCAAACTCTTCGCTTGCTGTGTTGGTCTTTTTACCAGTTCCAGCGCAAGCGGTGCAGGCTTGAATAGCCTCGTACAACTCTGTTGGAGCGCCTTCTGGCTCTGTCATAACTGCCTCAGTGTTGATGGCATCCTTTTCAATGTCTGCCATAGCAGCACCTTTCACTAATTCGCCTTTAACTGATTTGGCGAGTTCGATAACGCATGATGGGTTTGCTGGTCGGTCAACAAGCGAAACCTCTACGATTTTTCCTGAGCGGATCATTCCACCAGGGGCATCGGCTGACTTCTCAACGCGAGCGCCCTTGATACCTACTGAGAAACCTGTGTAGATTCCTTCTTCAACTAGACGAGCTGCTTCTGAGTCAACAATCTTGGCCTCAACTACGAAACCTGTGCCTGACTGTTCCATCTCCATAGCCTTACCAATGGCCTTTGACTGGTGCATCTCGCGGATGTTGCCAATCTTGAACCACTCCGGCATTGCAGTCTTAAGCCACTCTGGGTCGCAGATTTGCTCGTCGAGGTCAAGGGTTGCGTCTGTGGCAAGACCCTTTACTCTCATGTAGCCGTCGTCTCCGCGCTTGACTGTTAGGTTGCCGAAGTAAGCGTAGGTAATGTCTTGAGCCATTGGGTTATTCTCCTGTTGAGGTTGATGTGTCTGGCAATACAGCCGCTACGGTGCAACGGCAAGAAGGGTGTTCTGGTGGGTAGTCGTCTGTGATGTCGTGTGGGTTGGCTAGTTCTTGGTCTAAGCACTCCGCACAAGCACCGTCATAGGCTAACCAGTCAAACTGTTCAATGCCAGCCGACTGATAGGTGTCTACTGCCGAAGCGTTGTAAGCACGGTTTGTTTCTGTAACTGCGATAATGTCTGCACGATTTGGATCGTTGATGATTAAGTCAATCGCCGTTCCAATGTCTCTAGCACTCATACCCTGGCTAATGCCAAGAAGTAATGAGTCTGAGATTCGTGTCATTGTTGTATCGTTAATGCCTTGAATGGTAATGCCAGCCTTGTCAAGCAAGTTTTGCAAGCCTTTACCAGCCAATACTGCGTCTGAGCGAACTACCTGAGCTGCGTCTTTTGCTCCTGCTGCTCCACCGGCTGTGTAGATGTCCTTTAGAACATTCGTAGCCTTAGCGTTGCTCATTGAAATGTTGCTCTTAACAGCGCCTTGTGCAACTGCCTTCATCTGAGCTACATCTTCAAGAGGTTTTGGAACTGCTCGAAGTGCTTGGGCGATTGCTGCGCCTACTCCAACTACACTGGCTGCCAGTGCAATGCCGATTGCCTTAGAGTGCTTCTTTGACACTGCCTCTACCTGTGGGTAAGAAGGCAATTCGTTCATCTGACGCTTAGTAACTAAACCTTTTGGGGTATCAGTTATCTCACTGTTCACGATGTTAGAAGCCCACTCGTAGATGTTCTCAGGCATTGGTGTAGCGCCCTTGACAATGAAGTACGCCTGTTCGTTGAGGTTGTCGCTAAGTTCTGCGTCAAATACGGTGAAGTCAAACGCTCTCCAGTTGCCGCGCTTGTGGCGTGACTTGACAAAGCGACCAAAGTCCTTTAGCTCTTCGGTCATTGCTGACTTCTGATCCGCAGGTGCGCCAACGGCAGGAATGTCCTTGCCTACGCCAGCCTTCGGCGCTTGGCTTTCACCGACACTGCCTTGTGATGTATTTTGATTGACTTGGCCTTGTGTGCTTTGGCTTTCGTTGCCTTGCGCTTGGTCATTCTGTCCTACCGTTTCGCCTGATGTGTCAATTGTCAACATTCCCTTGAGGAACTGGATTGCGTTACCAGCGACAATGAATGGTTCATCGGCTTCTGGCATGTCGTAAAGGTTTTGTCCAAGTTCGCCCTGTACGTCGTTGAGTGTCTTCTGACCTGAGAATAGAGCGGTCTGTAGTGCCTTAGAGCGATCCATTTCTTCGCGAGCGCCCTTGCGGTCATTAAGAACAAAGGTCACGTTCTTGTCTGCACCGAGGTAGCGACGTGAAAGAGAGTTGATAACGGAGACTACGTAGTCTTCCATTGGCTTAGTCGAGACTGACTCTGTTGCTTCTGCTTCGCCTTCTTGTGCGCCCTTGCCACCACCGAGTCCGGCACGAGCCACGACTCCGAGAGCTGCTGGGGATACACCGAAGATAGATGCAACGCGCTTAATGATGTATTCGTCGTAGTCTGACTTAAAGCGGTCAGCCATCTCTGGCATTGCAACAGGATCAAACCCGTCTGGCAATACCTTGATGCGGTGACGCTCTGCTGTGTTGCCTGTTAGGCGACCATTGAGAATACGCTCAAACTCTGCCAGCTTGTGAATGTCCAACTCCTGAGAGTTAGTCTTCATAAACGTCATTGGCATTGAGCCGTTCTGGTATTCAGAGTTCATCCATACTTGGCGGTTCAAGTACAGCGAAGCGGCTGGGATTGCCTCTTCTACTGGCGAGTAGCCGTATGGCGACCATGTGCGACGGTTCTTAACAAAGACTGAGAGTTGGTCGGTGAGGAACTCTTTGTCTCGACCTGAGCCTGAGTAGAACTCGCCGTCTGCGTCTGGTGAAGCAATGAATTCTCCGCGAGGGAAGCCCCATAAGACTTGCTGGTAAGCAGGCTGTGGTGGGTGAGGGATGTCGCCTCGGTTGTCAAGAAGAATCTTAATTGTCGGTGCGTCAATAACGTCAAAGCCAATTACGTTGCCCTTGAAGTTGTAGCGAGGGTAGACACACCATTGGTCGTAAGTAAAGACCTGCCATAGTGATTCAGTTAGCCACTCAGAGAACGTGCGGTCAGAAGCAACGTATGGGTTCTCCCAGAAGTCACGAAGGCGGTTAATCTCAGCGCCGTAACGCTCACGACCAATAAGAGCTGCCTTTGCGTGTGAGCAGTTCTGCTCTTGCATGATTGTAGAAATGGCTTGGTCTGAAAGTGTCCAAGCGCCTTCTTGCTTAATGATGTCACCCACGCGGATCTCAATGGCGCGGTGAATGATGTCGCACTGTTCAGCGAGTGAGTTAAGAACTTGAAACGGAACCTCGGTCTGTGTGAGGTTAAGGTTTATTGCAGTCTGGTATTCGTATTTACGAGGTAGAGCGCGACCTGAGTCGTCAAGGACAACGTCAATCGGTGCTGGGAGAAGTGGTGAAGCTGGGCCGAGCATGGCTCCGAAACCACCGCCGCCTTCTACAAATCCAGGGCGAGGCATTGGTACAGCCTGTCCAATGGTCGTTACGATTCCCTGACCTGCGGTTGACATTTCGTTAGCAGCGTAGGCAGAGTTGTATCCGCCAGCATTTCCCAGTGGGGAATTAGCCATCCCTGCCTTTTGCATTTCAGCAACAATTTCCGCAGCAAGCGTAGTCTTGTTCTTTCGCTGGAATAGAGCCATTTATTGTCCTCGGTGAGATGGGTTGATGCCGGAAGTGTACAACTGCGCTACTGGTTCTCTCAATAGAACTCCGCAACCTTTACAGTTAAATGCTTCTACGTCATTTGGAATACCGCAAGCCGTACAAGACGGTGCTAGTTGTGCAAAGAACCTGTCGGCTGATGCGCCGGTAGCAAGTCCAAGTTCAGCCAACCCATGCACTAAGGCATCGAGTCGGTCTGGTGAGTAACCGGAGTCAGGAACCCAGCCGGTCATTTGGTCTTCAAGTAAGTCAAATGCGCCAATGTGAGATACGCGGCCTTGCTCATAGAGCGCAGCTATCGGTTCAGCACGAAGGCGTTTGCCGACCTTAGCCACAATGCCCTTGAATGGGATTGTCGCCTCAACGGATCGGATTGTAAGTTCAACCATGTCACCGCCCTGGTTCTTTTCAGCAACCACGCGGTCAGCGTTGAACTCATGGTAGGCGGCAATTGCTCGGTGCGCCCAGCCAGAAGGTGTGTCACGACAACTACGGTCTGCAAGGACATAGCCTCTACCGTCAGTTCCCTTAGCCACTACAACTATTCCTGTTTCGTCAGCGTTTTCACCAGAGGTTGTCGCAGGGTCAATAGCGACCACAATGCGCACAAAGTCAGGTGCTTCTTTAATACGAGCTGACTCAATCATTTCGAGACTCCATAGAGCCCCTGGTGTGTCCGATAAGACTTCACCATAAAGTTCCTGTCTTCCGATACGAGTTCCCTCATAACGGTTTCGCAGTTCAGCGAGCGCAGCCTCAGACAGGTTAGCTGCATTATCAAACGTACTACCTCTTGTGATGACTATTGAACCGTCTGTGCGGCTTATGAACTCTTTAATAAGTTTCGTCGAGCGAGGTGTAGTCGTGATAACGACTTGTGGATTTCCAATTCGGAGCGCCGGTGCAAGACCAGCAGTCCATGTTTCTTCGTATCTCCAAGCTGCAAACTCGTCGAGCCAAGCGCCTGAGAGGTTTAATCCTCGGGCTCGGTCTGGTTCGTCAGCAGAAATCATGTGAATCTTTGATCCGTTGGAGAGCGTAATCTGACCATTGGAGCGGTTGTAGAACGAAAGTTGTCCTGGTAACAGGCTTTTGATTATTCCTGATGGGCCTTCAACGCAAGTACGTCGAACGTCAGTAAAGGTTGGAGCGACTACTGCCCATTCGGTCCCTGAGTGATTAAGTGCTTGCTCGCATAGCCAGCCAGCGCCGGTAAAGGTTTTTCCCCAGCCACGACCAGAGATAACTAACCAGATGCGCCAATCGCCTTCTGGTGGTAGTTGATGTGGTCTGGCGTTTAGTCGGTAACGAGATTGGCTAAGTTGTTTTTTGGCGTTCTCTGCTTCAGCCTCAAGCTTGCGCAGTTCCAATGCTTCGAGGCGTTTCAACTCCAACAACTTCAGCGTCGATAATGTTTGCATCTTCCCCTAGCGTTTCCTCAAGGCGACGTATCTCGCTCTGAATGTAGTCAAGGGTAATGACCTCGTGTTTGATTGGTGCGTCAAGACCCCTTAGTTTTGCAGCGCGTTCTTGTATTGCTAGTACTCGGTCAATGGCGAATAGTGCGCCCTTGTCGCCTGACAGTGCCTTCTCCATAGCGACTTCCATCAGCATATCGAGGCGTTGGCCTTCTATTCTGCGGTACTCATCTACGGCTTCTGCTGGTATTGCAGCAAGCGCACGTTGGCAACGGTTGTAGGCGGTTGCCTTTGTTGTGCCAATAGAGTCGGCAATTCGTTGGTAAGACCAGCCTAGTGACCTAAGCTTTAGTGCCTCGGTGTCAAGTAGTGCCTGATCCTCTGTGCGAATAAACCCACTTGATGAAGTTTGCGTCACGTTTAGACATCCTGTCGTCTATTGGGTGTGTCTATCTTGAGGACAAGAAACGCCAATAGTAACATACAATACTACCACATTTGGTTACACCTATGTAATTACTAGCGTGTAGTTGTGGTTACAAACCTATGACCAGAAATGGTGAGCGCACGTTAGTTGTGTGCATGGCAGAGGCTTCGAGTGCCTGATAAAGACTGCCCTCATCCTCGTGGTCGGTGAATAGTGATCCGAGCGCTGGAGCTGCACCTGAGC